GTGGCGCTTAGTGATACCAAACTCAGAAGCATTAACGGCAAACCTTACAGCGGCCCCGCTGAGGTAACTGATAGCGACGGGCTCAGCGCACGCATTACTCCCACTGGCACCATCTCCTTTCAGTTTCGGTTTCGATGGAACGGCAAGCCTGTACGCCTTACTGTAGGCCGTTACCCAGGAACCACACTCAAAGACGCCCGCGTCATCATCGGTGAGATGCGCGGATTGTACACGAAGGGCATCCACCCTAAAACCTACTTTGCCAGTAGTAAAGGTGAGCTGACGCTTCAGGAGTGCCTCGATCAGTGGTGGGAAAAGTACGTCGAGGGGCTGAAACAGAACACCCGCACTCTGTACAAATCCGTCGTGTACAACACCATGTACACAGAATTTAAAGATATGCCGGTGACCAATATTCCTGTTTCGCAATGGGTACTGTTCTTCGATAAGCAGGAAAAGCTGAATAAGAAAAAGGCGCGGGTTCTTTTGCTACAACTGCGGTCTGTCATCAACTGGTGCATCAGCCGGCAGCTGATTCCCTCATGCGAACTTACAAAGCTCAGCGTGAAAAACATCGGGAAAAAGCCCGATGTGGGTGATCGCGTGCTGACTTATACCGAGCTGGCAAAAATATGGCTAGCGCTTGAGAACAGCAAAATCGTCACCTCAAATCGCGTGCTTCATCAGCTGCTGTTGCTTTGGGGAGCCAGACTATCAGAACTGCGCCTGGCAAACGCATCAGAGTTCAATATGGACGACCTGATTTGGACCACTCCGTCCGCTCACTCCAAGATGGGAAACGTTATCCGGCGCCCAATCTTCAAACAGGTGAGGCCCTACATTGAGCAACTGCTTGCCACGAAAAACAGCGTGCTCTTTCCGGGGCAGGAACTGGATAAAGCGATAGATAGATCGTCAGCCAATCTCTATATGAAAAAGCTTCGAAGCGGAATTGAAATACCTGAATGGCGAACGCACGACTTTCGCCGCTCGCTGGTGACTAATCTATCCAGCGAAGGGGTTATGCCTCACGTTACGGAGAAGATGCTGGGGCATGAGCTGGGCGGGGTAATGGCGGTTTATAACAAGCACGACTGGTTAGAAGAGCAGCGTAAAGCCTACGAGCTCTACGCTGAAAAGATATTTTGGCATGTCAAACAGCTCGGGTAACACCGCCTGATTCTATCCATCGTTGCACTGCTTTACGGCTGTAGCGCGCGGGATGGGTAAGCACCGGCGATGGGAATCCATGGCATTTACGTAGCCGCCAAAGCGCGGTTCGAGCCTTGCCAATCTCCTGCATCACTTCCTTCTCGGTCATAAAATCTGAATTCATTATTTTCTCCACTCCTGCTGCAACAGGTTAAATCTGCGGTGACATGTCACGGCGTGATGTTTAATTTAGTCTCAATCCAGCCGCTGGTGGCCCAACATGCCGATTCGCCCTGGCACGGGCACGAACTGACCGGCAGGCGATCGCCACACTTCCCGCACTGGCGCTTTGCCAGCTCTGCAAGCTGCTGCTGTAGCTCCGCGTTATCTTTGCGGATGAGCATCGTGATGTACTCATTCAGCTCATACAGGGCGCGACCGGGGCGGCGTGCGACGCAGTTCTGCGCCAGCATATCGACTTCCTGACTATCCAGTTTCAGCTCCAGCTTCTTCTCACCGCTGGCAGACTGCCGCGCGCGCTGCGCGGCTTTGCGTTCGGCGGGGGATTTAGGCATCAGGCCCCCTCTCTGCAAATCGGGCATGAGTTTTCAGCCATCGAGTAAGGGAAGCTACTGTCTAACTCATCACACCATTGCAGATGCTCATAGCACCAGAACGGCTCCCATGGCATACGGTAATACTTCATCTGGCAGGTGATGAGGTATGGAACTGGCAAGGGTGGCAGTTCTTCGGGATAAAGCTTGTCATTCAACTCGCGTTCTGCCCGCGCCAGGAGGTTTTTAAGAGACTGGTTATCCCTTTCCAGCTCATCAACCCTGGCTTGCAAATCTGCCTTAGTCGGCATCACTCCACCTCCGGCGCTGCTGCCACCATGGCCTTATAAACCGCATCAACCTTGTTCATGCCTGCTGAGTCAAATGCCTTCTGACCTGCTGCCCACTGTGAAGGGAAAGCGATAATAGGCACGAGCTTCCAGCTAGCACCGGCTGCGGCGAGGTGGCGTTCAGAGCATCTACAGCCAGCAGAACATCCTGCGCGTATGCCGCGTTATGCCATTTCAGCTTCTCTGCGATTTGATTCAGACGCCCAATCAGCGCCTTTCTCTGCTCTTCCGTATATGCCTGCATCATTCACCCTCCATGCGCTTAAACTCGATCACCCACACCCACGGATTCACCTTGAACGACTGCTCTGGATAGATGCCGTCCCACAAATCGCGGAACCAGAGCCAAGGATCGATATTGCTGCCGTCTGCTGCGCGCTCTGCTGGATAGCCTTCGGCGCGCGCGTCATCGTTGCTCACTGATGCCAACCGCTCAACCCGAACGCCGGTTATCTCCAGCGTTATTCTGCTGGCCCAGCGCGGCATGTGGATGGATGGGCGCCAGCGGATGCCGCCTGTTGAATGCTCCCAGCCAGCTCGGAAGATTGCCGCTTCATGGCTGTCATCCGGGCAGATAACCTGCTGAACACCTTCACTGGCTGCATAGGCGGTGTGCGGAACGACAGAAAACGTCTCACGCACCCAGAGGCGATCGCCGGGCTGGCCGAACGGGCATTTGACATGCGAAAAATTACGATTGGTTTCTCGGTCATCGCTACCAGCACCAAACAGATACCCCTTCCATTCAAAGCCAGAGCGCTCTGTTAATTTCGGTTGCGGAGTTATGATCCGGCGCGTCTGCGTCTTGCTGCCGTTCAGTACGGCGCGCACCATGTCGGCGTTTAAGAGGATTGGGCGCTCACGCATGGCTGGCCTCCGACAATGACATCAACCAATTGCGAACCGCTCTGTATTCATTGTTACGAAACGAGCCAGCGGCATAGATAAAGGGTTGGCGCAGGTTGTGGCCGTTCTGGCTCAGGAAATCTTTGCATCCCTGCTCTGTGAAGCAGGCGGTGACAAACACATCGATCTCCTGCATTGCATAGCGGTCATAACCGCGAGTATCACGACCATTCCGATACAGCAATTCAAGACGCTTACCGCGCAGCTCATCTACTTCTTCGCCTTCCCATACCCAGACAATGCGGTCTGGTGAGTGATCATCGCTGCCAATAATCTCTCGTTTTTCGAACACGACAAACATCGGCTGATCGGTGATGCGGTTATCTTGGGTACGGATTAGTTCACCAATGACTTTCAGGTTTTCCGGTATGGCATCAGCCCGCACAGAGTTGAGGTAGCCGTCGGCGGCTGGCGCGCGCTTCGGTAGCAATGCTTTATGCGCGGCAAGCATTGCCCGTTCCGGCACGTCCTCATCCGCGTAAAAGATATCTAGCGCCTCCATCATTGATGCTAGCGAAGGCTCGCTATGAATCAGCGCATTCTCTGCCGCCAGCGCGTTAAGCTCTGCCGCAAGCTTATTCTTGTGCCTGATGGCCTCTTCGAATCCGCCGAGCAGCGCATCCAGCTTTTGCTGCAACTCATCACGCTGCGCCTCAGCCTGCGCAAACTTTTGGGCTGGCGTCAGCCCCTCAACACGCTGCATGGTGATAGTCAGCGGACCGATATCAGAATGGTTAAAAAGCAGCTCAAGATAATTTATGGCGCCTGATTGCCTGAATTGCTCTGCATAGGCTTCTGCCATTAGCTGGCAAACACCGCCGGAAAACTCGAAGCCAAACCCACCATCAGCGCGCGGCCCCGCGCCGTTAAGCCGCACCTCGCCAGCGAGGATTTCACCTAAATTCTTACCCTCAATGCGATCGGTGGGGATACCTTCAAAAGCATTAACGCATGCAGCAATACGGCGTGATGTTTCATCATGCGGCGTCATGTCTATCGTCTGCTTACTCATTATTACCATCCTTACCAGCGCTGGTGCGCAGCATGTCCATCTCCAGCTGCGAGATGAGGTTAATAACGTGAGATACGCCGGGCTGCTGGTGGTTGGTCATGGTCTGAACGTATTTGCGCGTCTGAACGACTGCTTCAGCCTGGAGAGCCTTAATCCACTCATTAGCAGCTGGCGTTACCATGGCGGCGTTTAGGTTGGCGACAAGGCTCATATGGTCGCCAGTAGCATTCAGCGCAGCGATCGCGTCCGGCATAATGCTGTTTATACGCAGCACTTCACCTGCCATCACACTGGCGCGCGCGTTTGCGACGTCGAGACGCGTAGCGAGCTCGCTTACCATCTTTGCCATGTCCATCAGGCCGGTATCAGCTGAGAGGTTTTTCGCAAAGGAATGACCAGCGGCAACAATTTCTTTATTCGATTTTGCGTGGAGCATGTTGGGCGCCTCAGTGGATGGTGATGTTGCGGTTCATTTCCTCAGCCATGCGCTGAGCTTTAATCGGGTTCTTAACCAATTCACCATCCGGGGCGATCCAACCACCGAAAATTTTGGAGTACGGGAAAATGATTATCCCGACTTTGATATCGTCATCTGGCTTCTGCATATGTTCTCCACACGATTTTTGATTGCATGAATCCCTTGCCAGTGACGGCAATAAAAAACTGAGGGATTCGCTTAAATGGCTGGTGGGTTACTGCAATAACCCACAGCCTGATTTCTCCACACCGAAAGAGGGTTGCGGTGCCGGGTGCCTCCCGGTGCTCCGGCCGAACTGGCAAACTCCAGAGCGGTGACTTCTAGACTCATAGCATCGCACGATAGTTACGATGCCAGTTCTCCGCGTGCGCTAGCCGCATTCACCACAACGAGGAGGGCATTCACTCGGCGTCTCTAAGCGTTCGAAAACACCCGCTTTGCAAACGCCCTTTTCGTTGTGAAAAAGAGGGCGGTTTAATCAGAATGGGTTACTGAAGAAACCGCCAAACAACACACCGCCATCCATCAAAAAACCGGCTTCACTGCCGGGCTATCGACACAGCACTCCAACAACACGATCCCGCCGTCACCATCGCAAACCAGCTCGGCATCCGGGAACAGGTACAGAAAGGTGATCAGGTCCCAAAATTTAGTGTTAGCCATCTGCTTCGCGATGTTCATTTGTTCAACTCAGGTAGTAAAGCTTGTGAGTTGAATATAGCTACTTTAAGTAGAGAAAATCAACTACAAAAAGTAGAAAATATTGGCGGCATGGTACATTGCCACGCATCTAATTGATATTTAGGCATAAAAAAACCGGCTTACGCCGGTTTAGTGAATAACTTTGGATTAGCCGAAGTCAATAAGCTTGAGTGGTAAGCATCTTATAAGCTTCCCGAAGATGAAAAGGTCAGACATTTCATGCTCTTCGATAAAAAACGGGGGATATTTCTCGTTATCGGACAGCACTGCCAGCTTGCGGCCTTTTACTTTTTGTAGTCGCTTCACGAAGGTCGAGTCTTCAAAGTTGAACACATACACCCCATCGCCATTGAAGTGATCGACACTTCTATCAACAAATAGCAAATCTTTGGGATTTAATGTCGGCATCATACTGTCGCCATCAACATTTATTAGCTCGATACCATCCAGTGTTCGACGTCCAAAAAGTTCATAGATGCGAGGTTCTGGTATCTCAATAGAGCTTATAACAGTGGGGAACGGCTGATTGATATAACCATGTCCTGCAGATGCATGCAGGTCTAACTGCTTGATTCTGACGGTTCCTTTTTCAGGCCTGTCACTGTCATCCGTTACCCCATAGTCAAGATAAGCTGGAGACACTGAAAGCCTTTCGGCAATTCTCATCATCTTCTCATCTCTTGGTTTTGCTGTACCAAGCGTGTAGCGCCGCGCCATCTCATACGAGACGCCACTAAGTTCTGAAAGTTCTTTTACTCCAAAATCCATGTTCTGGAGCGACTTATTAAGCCTGTCGGCAAAGTCTTTGTATTTAGCTTCTTCCACCATAAGTGGAAGATTAAGCGCACAAAGCATAGTTGTCATTTCTATTTTAAGTTGTATTTTTTTGCTACTTTAAGTAGTATCTAATGCATCCCATCTATGAGGGCAGTGAGATGCAGCAAAGTTTCAAAAATGTCAGCGAACAGGCAGTAAGGGCTGTTGGTTCTATGTCAGAGGTTTCTCGCCGTTTTGGCTTCAGTTCAGTCCAGTCCGTTGCTAACTGGATATCTAAAGACCGGGTTCCACCTGAACGAGTGATAAAGCTTTGCCAGTGGGGAGGTTGGTCTGTCACTCCACATCAGCTTCGACCTGACATTTACCCAAATGCTAAAGACGGCATGCCGGGTAAGTAAGCAGGATAAAACAGCATCACTTTCAACATAACTACCAAAGGAAAAACATGATGGTAGACATCAAAGAGACAGTAAAAGCGATGTGCAAAGCCTATGCGGGCGGTCGTTCTGCCATGGCTGGCGCGCTGGGCATGACCCTGACGCAGTTCAACAACAACCTGTATGAGAAAAACGGCTGCCGTTTCTTCGAGCATCACGAGCTGGAAGCGATGGAGGACCTGTCAGGCACTAACTACCTGGCTGAATATTTTGCAGCACGCCGTGGCGCAATGCTGGTGGACATTCCGAAGTTTGAAGAGTTGGACATGGTTGAGCTTTTTAACAAGTCCGTCAGAACTGCGGCGCAGCGCGGGCACGTAGACCAGATTATCGATCAGGCAGTTGCAGATGGCGTGATTGATGAGGAGGAAGCACAGGAAATCATGATTCACCACCGCAAACATCTGGCGGCGCGTGATGAAGAAGTGCGTTCGATTATCACGGCATTCAGCCGTAAGAAGGCCTTAAAAAAGTGACGCCCGGAGGTTGCAGCCCCCAGGCGTCGGAGCGATCAAATCAGCATGGTGTGGAGAAATAATCGCATGTCCATTGTAAGCCAGAACAGACCAACAGGGCAATTTCGTTGCCGTTTAATTGCCGGCATTTGCTGGTATGAGCAGATCATACGCGTCGCTGGTGGTGCCAACAACTACCAGGAGACGTCGCGCCGGGTAGTCGAAGCGGCATGGTCAGAGTTTTACCGTAAGCCGGAGACCGAAGAATGCGTGAAGTTAACCGGCGTTTCAAAGACAAGCGCGGCGTTGTCGTCCGTGTCGTTAGGTGGGAGCCAGAAACAAACCGCGTTATCTACTTGCGCGACAACTACGAGCATGGCGAATGCTTCAGCCCACTTGACCAGTTTCAGCGCTATTTCAGGGAAGTAGAGGGCACTAATGAGCGTTAAATTAACTTCCTTTGTTTGGGACGGCTGCGCTTCCTCAGGGATGAAGATCACGATGGTGGCCATTATGGCCCGCCTTGCGGATTTCTCCAGTGATGAAGGCGTTTGCTGGCCATCCATAGCGACCATTGCTCGTCAGATCGGCGCCGGGCCGAGCACTGTTAGAACCGCAATCCGCAAGTTGGAGAGTGAAGGCTGGCTGACCAGTACATCAAGACGCAAAGGCAATCGAAACACATCAAACATGTATCAGCTGAACGTCAAAAAGCTGCGCGAGGCCGCTATTACTCAACTGTCAGATTCTGACGCGTCAGAATCTGACGCATCAAAATCCGGTGCATCGAATTTTGACGCATCAAAATTTGACCCGTCAGAATCCAGCAAAAATACCTGTTTTCACCCGCCAGAATCTGGCGACGATCCGTCAGTAAATTCAAAACAAGAACCATCAGATAAAAAACCTATTGGTCGACTCGCTTCGCCAGCCGACCTTCATCAAGCAAAAATTGGCTACGAGGATGTTGTTAATGCCTATCACAACATGCTTCCCGAAATGCCAAAAGTCGTCGAAATGACCATTGGTCGTCGCGACAAGCTGCGCACCTTCTGGCGTAAATTCGACTTTACCCAAGAGCGTTGGGTGGCGTATCTGCGCTACATCGCGAAGAACTGCCGCTGGATGTGCGAGAACCGCGCGGACAACGCGTCAGGCCGTACATGGCGCAAAAAGAACTTCGACTACCTGATCACCGAACGCTGCTACCTGTCGGTCAAGGAAGAGCGCGCGAACGACTTACCCAAAGCTGGTGGGCAGCGTGACATTACTGTCGTGCCGTCTGCTGATTACGCCATTCCTGATGGCTTCCGTGGCGCTTAAACAGGAGACGCGACGATGAATACTGAGCAAATGATTCTGGCGTACCTGAAAGAGCATCCGGGCCTGACGGCTTCCGAACTGGCTAAGGGGATGAAGGCGAACGTGCGGACTGTGCGCGAAGCGGGGAAAACACTGGTGACGATGGGTGAAGTCTACCTTGACATGAAATTTCGCTATTACCTGGTTGAAGAGGCTACGGCTGTTGACGCCGAATACTCGCGCCTGAGCAAGCTGGCTATGTCTTTACAGGCTCGCAACTGCTGGAGCCGCGCGGCAACCGTCTGGCTAAACGCGATGGATGCCACAGCTAAGCCTCGATTCCGTGACCAGGCTGTAGCGCGCCGTCGTATGTGCATGCAGAAGGCCAAAGCCTTAAGGCCGAAGCCGAGCGCAGACGCGTGGGGTGGAATCTGATGAAAGCCCATGTACTGCGCCACTTTGAGCGCAACGTAATTTTTTACCAAAGCATTCGCACTGCGGCCCTGATGATCGCCGCGCTGATCGTTACCCTGGCTTGGGAGCTGGCAAACAAATGACTAACTTAGCAAGAATTTACGACAACAAAGCGAAGACAGAAACCAACATCACAACCCGCAAAACCTACCTGCTGGGCGTCGATGAGCTGTATGTCGAAAGTGGTTACAACATTCGGGAGATTGACCAGACCCACGTCGAAGAATTCCGCGACGCCTTTATCGCTGGTGAGCATGTGCCTCCGCTCGCTGTGCAGGTCACTGAGCAGGGCATTAAGATCATCGACGGCCATCACCGTTATCACGGTGCGAAGCTGGCTAAAGAGGCTGGTTATGACATCCGTCTGGAGTGCAAAGACTTTGTGGGCAGCGAAGCAGACCGCATCGCCTTCATGGTCACAAGCAGCCAGGGCCGCGCGCTGGAACCTCTGGAGCGTGCAGCAGCCTATCAGCGCATGATGAATCAGGGCATGGAACCGGCGGAAATTGCGAAGAAGGTGAAGCGCTCGATTGCTGACGTAGAACATCACCTGCAGCTGCTGACCTCCGGTGACGAGTTAATCGCTATGGTGAAAAACAAAGAGTTGGCCGCGACTACCGCCGTAGCGCTGGTGCGCGAGCATGGTGTGAAAGCCGGGAGCGTAGCAAAAACGCAGCTGGAGAAGGCGAAGGCGACTGGCAAGAAGAAGCTGACCAAAGCCGATGCAATGCCGCAATTCAGCGCCGCACGTGCCCGCCGTCTGGTAGAGCTGCTTTGTGATGCTCAGAACGGCGAAACCGATGAAGGGCACACGGTACTTTTTATCGACCAGAGTTGCGTTGAAGAAGTTATGTCAATCATCGCCGAATACCGCTCAGGCATTCCTGTTAACGCGTCGCAGCCTGCCGTAAACGCTGATAGCCAGTATGACGAAAACATGCCGCTGACCCGCGCCGGTATCATTGAGCAAAGCGGTGTTGAAGTATGGGCCTGCGCAGCTGCGATGTTTGGCGACAAGGATATTTACCCGTTTAATGAATCGCGCTTCGCCCATACCTGGGCGGCAGACTCGTTTGATAACCCTACGGTAGTTGTTGTGCCCGCTGAGATCATTGCCAAAGCGCAGCGCCTGAAGCAGAAGAAGCTGGAGAACGCGGAGCTGAAAGCATGGGTTTCTGCTCAGTATCCTGACCTGGACGATGCGCAGGTAATGGAGAAGTTCAACCGCTTCAGCTCAGTAGCGATAGAGACCCGTCTTAATACGGAAATGACCATGGCAGAGTTTATCGCCCTGGTGGAGCGTGCCGATAAGGCAACATGGGAAAACATCCGCATGCTCCGCGCCGCTGTCGCCGAACTGGCGGGACAGATGACGATCCCAGATATGGGAGAAACTGGATAAAGTTAATTCTGCCTTTTCCGATAATGTACGATTAGTGATAGTTTTCCAGTCTGCATTTTAGAAATTAGCGCCTTCGGGCGCTTTCATGTTAAAACAAAGGAACTCAAAATTTTGGTTTCTTTGTAGAGGGGGAATGATGTACTGGTTTTAATGTTTTCTTGCCTTTGCTTAATGAAATCGAAGCGTCGCAATATACATATGGAAAATGCGTTTCATCGTTTGCGAAATGTTTCGATTCATCTTGGCAGAAGGCACAATGTTCTAGCGATGAGAATTTCCTAACCGCTAATGAAAATGCCTGATTCGGTGTGTAAAAACTACCAATAAAGGTACGGCAATCTGAAGCGGGCAAATGCTTGCAGTCTTCGCAATGTAAAAGGAGGTTGTTTGACCTGTCCTTGCCAACGTAGTATTTCAATGGTTTTAACATATAATCACCTGATTGCTGTGTGAGTCTTTATAAATTTCAAAGATAAAATAACTATATTAATATTGTTTTGGCTGCAGAAGCGAGTATTTTGAAATCGTTTTACATTTATAATTTAGTGTATTTAATGATATTAAAGTCGGAGCATCTTACTTCAGCCTCATATTCACTTTGACCTTGAGAGCGAATCAAAGTGAAAGGGACGATGACCCTTGTGCCTTGTTTACCAATCGTTTCATTATGGAAGAGGATGGAATCAAGCGTAATAAATTCCTCTCCAAATAAGCTTTTATCATGCCTGGCTAATAAGTCTCTTTCGACATTAGATACTGCATTGCTTGTATTTATAGTTGCACATGAACTAATTTCATTAATTGCGCTTTGCTTTTTCGAGTAAGCGTTAATACCCCCTAAAAGAAAAAAAGCACCCAGTACTGCTAAAGCTCCAACCTTCAAGTCCTGACTCATATTAAAGTTCCCTCTGTTAATATGTGGCTATTTTCAAGCATGACTCAAGATTAAACAAATATTTTTTTCACAGAACATATGCTCTAAGCTAAAGTGATAAAATTAAAAAAATAGCGATAAGCTGGAATTGATGATTTTTACATTTCCATTTTTAGATACATGTGAAATAAACTAACAGTTAATAAATCAAAAAAATTGAACCTAGCGTGCAATGTTCTTCAGTGTGATTGCTTGATCCTTTGAATTTCCGTTAGTTAAAGCCTTCATTAGTTAATATTTAATTTTTTTTAGTTTAGCAAGAATGGTACTAGTTGAGTTAAAATACACACGTTGCATAATATTATGTATTCAAAAATTCAGCACTTTTTGGTAAGTGGCTCGGTCAGGTAACCCTTGTTTTGAAGAATGAGCGTCTTGATTAAGGTATAGCCTTGTTGCCTTAGGACGTTGGCTTCGCATATAAAAATCGGTGAATACACTTAAGTCGTGAAATTTATTTTTGAGCCGTTATGATGGATAAGCCGGTAGACGTTTGCAGACGCTACCGGCAAAGGTTGGTCCCGTTCATTTGCAGATGAGGGGGCGGGGCCGGATTAAAACAGGTGTGGAGAAGAAAATATGCCGAATCAGATACTGGGCGCAGCTGCGTCTGGCGTTAATCCCGTTGTTATCTCTTCGAACGCTTCAGTCAGCGTTCCCGTTCTCATGTACCGCGATCAGCGGGTAATCATGACAGAGCTGCTGGCCAGAGGCTATGGCACTGACGAAGCCAACGTTCGTAAAAACCTTTCTCGCAACGCTGGCCGTTTCTTAGAGGGCATCCATATATTCACTGTAGAGGGCGATGATCTCCGCGATTTGCGAGTGACTAATAGTCACGCACAAATTTCATCCAAAGCCAGAAGCCTGACGTTATGGACTGAGAAGGGCGCGGCGCGGATGTCCAAAATTGTGGATACCGACGAAGCCTGGACATTCTTTGAGAGACTGGAAGAGAGCTACTTTCACCTGCGAGATGTTCACGGCGTGATGCTGCCAGACATGAACGACCCGATTAAGCTGGCGCGCGCGTGGGCTGATGCCATGGAGGCGAAACAGCAGGCTGAAGTGCTTACCCATCGACAGGCGCAGTATATCGATCACCTTGAGAACCTGTTTAGCGATGGGCTTTCCCCTGTCCAGTTCTGCAAACGTCTGAATGGCGTTAACGTCAGCAAGGTAAGCGCGTTCCTGCAGGACTCCAACTGGCTCTATGACGACAACCCTAACGGGAACCATGTGCAGTGGCGTGTTCGCTCGCAGGCGCGCGATAAATACCTCACAGAGAAGAGTAGCCAGATTAACCCGTCATCGGCGGCCAGCTTCATCACTCATCAGCCTGTTCTGCTGCGTGAAGGCGCAGTGTGGCTTTATCGCCGCTACCTCAAAGGCCAGCTGCCAATGAAGCAGTCATGGAATGGCGAATACACTCACGATAAAGAACTGGCGGGAGGTAACTAAGCATGGCGGCACAAAATAAAGTAACAACTTTTGGGTGCTCATCGACGCATCGCATTAAAAAAAGGTCACACACGAGCCTAAGTGCAGAGCAGTTCCTTGCGCTTGATGAGACTAAGAAATATATAGCGGACAACCCAGACTCTTACAGTCAGACTAATGATGGCATTTTCATTTCTCCAGAGCTTACTCTGAGATATCTTCATTTAACTGGAGACAAAAAGGCCAAGAAAGCCCTTCGTAAGTCCCTGGAAGGTAATGCATGAGGGCGCTTCTTACGCCAGAAGTGGCACCGCGCACCGGGATAGTCCTGTTCAAGCCTGGCTCAGAACTGATGAGCTTGTTTCGTGGCCGCGTACTCATCAGCACGCCGACTGGTGACATGGCTGACCTGCCGTCAGGGAAAATCAACGATGGCAATCAGCCCTTGCTGGATGAGCCGCTGCTGAATTCCTTCTTCCGTCATGAGCGTGTTATTGCCGCCGCTGGTGGCTTTCCCGATCTCACTGTCTGGGTAGGGATGATTAATGCATGCCAGTGCGATGACGGTGACGGCTTCCACTTCCACGAAATGACAACGCTCGAAACAGAACAGGCCGTGCTGTCGCTCTGCTACCATCATGACAACAAGCTGCGTAATAACGGCGTATCCGGCGAGATGGAGGAGGTTGCCGCTGCGAACGTTGCTGCGTGGATCATCCACAGCGCCTGCCTCGATATTGGCCTGCCTCTTAACCACCCTCTGACGTTGCCGGAACTGTGCTGGTGGGCATCCATCAAAGACGTAATCGACCTGATCCCCGAAGCGCCAGCACGCCGCGTTCTGAAGATGAAAGCCGAACTGGTGTCTACTGGCACGCTGAAGGATTCTCTGATTACGCCAGAGCGTCCTGGGCGGGAGGTTTTGCAAGAAGCCGGGGAGGTTGTGAAGAAGGTCATCAGCCTGGTAGCAGACCCGGAGTCGCCGGAATCGTTTATGCTTCGTCCAAAGCGTAAGCGCTGGGAAAGCGAGAAATACACCCGCTGGGTTAAGTCGCAAAAGTGCGCGTGCTGCGGTAAGCAGGCAGACGATCCGCACCACATCATTGGACACGGTCAAGGGGGAATGGGGACCAAGGCGCATGACTTATTTGTGATACCGCTTTGCAGAGCGCATCACGATGAGCTGCACCGGGATATGAGGGGGTTTGAAAGCAAATATGGCAGCCAGATTGAGCTGCTGTTCAGGTTCCTCGATCACGCGATTGCAGTCGGCGTTATCGGGGCAGATAAAAAATAAAGGGTGTGGAGAAGGATTAGCATGAAAATTGAATCGGCTTTAAAGCATTTCAGCCCGAAGACTATGAACATCAGCGACACGTCGCGTGCGACAGCATCAGAAGCGCTGACTGGAACAGACGTAATGGGTGCCTTCGGCATGTGCCAGTCAAAATCTCCGTTAGGTGTGGCTGCTGTTCTCGCAAAGGCAGGGATAGGTGAAGAGGATAAGGCGCGGGCAGTTGAATTACTGATGGAGCATGCGCGAAGAACGGTGCCAAGACTGATCGTGAAAGCTGCAGGTAAAAAGCTTCTGCCATGCCTGAAGGTAATGTGTCAGCTGGCGTTCGAGGAATATACACGGTCGGCTGCTACCGAGCATGCCTGTCCAGAATGTAACGGGCGCGGCGTAATAAATTTTTTGGCGAATGTAATGGTTCACCCTGGCTGCGGAGAGAAGACCGCAGCAAAATACCGCGTCGATACAGTAGAAGAGAAATGCGTGACATGTCACGGCAGGGGCGTTATTAGCGCGCGCTGTCGTTGTAATGGCACAGGGCGTGTGAGAGATATTGAAAAATCAAAAATGCTCGGCGCAATCGTAGAGAAAGAGTGCGATCGTTGTAGCGGCATTGGTTTTCGCAGGAGTACCGGCACTAAGGCTTTCAAAGTTATTAGCCATCATTTACCAGACCTGCATGTTCGTACATGGACCAGAAACTGGAGGCCATTCTTTGAATCGCTGGTGGTTAAACTGGAAGCTGAGGAAAGCCATGCTGACACGATCTTCAAAATAGTGACAACGCACAGCGATATTGCAGCCGCTGTTGAATTGGCAAAGCACGTAAATAAATAGATTGATTTTGTCCGAAAATGGATTAATATCTCTCTCATGGTGGGCGTACTGCATACAAAACACCACCACCCGCAAAAAGAACCCTGCCGACCGGCGGGGTTTTCTGTTTTAACTTCCACACAATACCAAAGGCGCTTACCGCTACATGCCACCAGCTTTGAGGCGTGCGCACCGTGCTGCAAACACGAAGAGCCTTTCATATTGTGGAGAGCGCAAAATCAAAAGTTACCGCTTTTGAAATTACTTGAGACAATAAATTTTCCCTGTGCCGACGGGCAGAGTAGTTACCGCGATTTGCGTCAGGGAGCCAAAAAAAAACGCTTACTGCTGGAGGACCAGAGGTAAGCGCAAAAGAAACAAGTTTCACTCTGTCAACTTTCATTAATTGACAGTTACAAGGTAATAGCCATGGTTTTATCTTTTGTACAAAAGATGCTAACCAGTTCAATTGAATAAAAAAATTCACAAAGGCTCGCTTCGGCGGGCCTTTTTCGTTTTTGCGCTCAGCCAATTAACTAAAGCTGACCCTTACCTCATGTGGCTGAGGCGCATTTTCTTCTGACTACAGACAGCACCGACCGTAATCACGGAGGTGACCATGAGTATCAACCATATGAGCAAACTAGCATCAGGAGCGGCATACGGTGCGGCAGGTTCGGCTGTAGCCAATGGCGTGCTAACGCGACTCAGCCCGGATGAATGGAGTGCGGTAGGCGTTATTGCCGGTATTGTTCTGGCCCTGATGACGTTTGCTATCAACGCGTATTTTAAGCGCAAAGTTTCTCTCGCTCAGATAAGGGCGCTGGAGCAGCGCGGCTATATCCCGTCCGATAAGCTGGGAGAGGAATAATTATGGCTATGTCAGCCAGCTTGCGTAACAAACTGATTGCCGCAGCGGGCGGCGGCTCCATGCTTATCGCCTCTCTCTTCATCGGTGGTAAAGACGGCGTAGAGGGACGCGTATACGATCCTTACAAAGATGTGGCTGGTGTCTGGACGGTCTGTGATGGGCATACAGGCAACGACATTATCAAAGGTAAGAAGTATACCGACCGGGAATGTGATCGCCTGCTGTGGAATGACCTGAAGCCGGTAAAGCAAACGGTTGATGGTCTGGTTAAGGTTCCGCTGAATGAATATCAACGCGCTTCGCTCTACAGCTTCACCTACAACGTAGGCTCCGGCGCGTTCTCTAAATCGACACTTCTTAAAAAGCTGAATGCGGGCGATCAGGAAGGAGCATGCGAAGAGCTTCGCCGCTGGGTCTATGCCGGAGGTATGAAATTCAGGGGCCTGATGAACCGGCGCGACATGGAGCGCTCAATGTGCCTGGCGGATGGTCCCAATGACCTTTAGCTGGCGGGCATTAATAATCGGCCTGCTGCTGGTGGCGCTCATTGTGATATGTCGGGTAGCAATTCTTTACCATGGAAAATACGTTACCGCTGACAGTCTGGCTACCGAGCGACAGCAGACGATTGACGATATGCAGGTCCGCCAGCGCGATGTTGCCGCGCTCGACGCCAAATACACGAAGGAATTAGCCGATGCTCAGGCAACTATCGACCAGCTTGAGCGTGACGTTGCTTCTGGCAAGCGCCGGTTGCAGCTCAACGCCACCTGCGCGAAGCAATCCACCTCCGGCGCCGCCAGCATGGATGATGCAGCCAGCCCCGGACTTACTGACTCCGCTGAACGGGATTATTTCACCCTCAGAAGTCGAATCGAACTCGCCGGAAAAATAATAGCTGGTTTGCAACAGTACGTTAAAGAACAATGTATTAATTAAGGATTATGATTTACTGAGTTTCGCTAACTTTTTTTGCTTCAACCATCGCAGGCAGGGTGAAGGAATAAATTAAGAAGACTTCGGTGAAGCCAATAATTTCTTCAGCTTCTTCTTTGGTAAATATTTCATCAGAGTGAACAGCGCCATTGGAATCTATACGGACTATATGCGCCCAATCTTTCATTTGTTCTGTTATAAGGTTTTGCGCGTGAAGCATAGTGATTCTCTGCACTAAAGTTTCTCTATTAGATTTATCTCCAAGCAGCTGTCTGGTGGCTATATCTAACACTTTTCGGCATATCATTACTGCTGTATCGTATCTCTGTCTTTGTAAATTGTCTTTTGATTCGATAAAGAATTCAGCTGCTCTTTTAGGAGTATTATCAGGAGCCGAGTGATGTTGGGGGCTTGGATAAATTTGGTTCAATTCATAATCGGCATGACCTGGGATGACAACATTAACAAAGCCATTTTCCTTAGATTTTGATAATGGTTTAGGGATGCCTGCTCGCCTTGATCTGACAACACAGATACCTGCTTGTTCGCAGCTTCTGCAAAAGAAGGCAACATTTGTAAACGGCCCATTGTCAATAGCTTTTTCTGCAAATGCTTCAAGCATGGCCTTTTCTCTAAGGCAGTGCGGGCAAGTAATATCAAAAGTCAAAATACCCATTATCATCTCCTAATTTATTGAAATATTATTTCTATGCGTTGTGAGGATGGTTGCTCTACAAAAGCGATAAGCAAAGAGTTTATGATAACGCATTGCTTGTTACTTGATCATTTTAATCTTAACCAGCTAAGTTTTATGGCATCCAATTCACCCTGGCACAACCTCTATAACACTAAGCGCTGGTATCGTTTGCGCTACCACCAACTGCAAAAGCAGCCGCTGTGTGAGTTTCACTTGAAGCGTAACCAAGTGGTATCAGCCTCTATCGTTGACCACGTCACACCGCACAAAGGTGATGACACACTATTTCACGATCCCGATAACCTCCAGTCACTTTGCAAACGCTGCCACGACTCAGTGAAGCAGCGCATGGAGAAGGGCGGGACGGTGACTGAGTTCGACGATGAAGGGCGCGTTATCTGGTAACAGGAGCACTGAATGAAAGACCTCAAGATTGAATACCGTGACGGAAAGTTAATTGAATTCAGCATCGACGGCATCCAGTTCAATTCGGTAACAGCTATCGGATTCAGCCATGAAGTTGGTGAGAATCTGCCATCTGTCAGCATGTCGATCCCGATCGGAATCGGCAAGACTCTGGTGCCAGCCAGCCTTTCGCGGGAAAACCTGCAGGTCATTAAGAAATAATAGCCATTCTCATCTAATGTTGCGGAATTTCACCAAAATGGTGCTATTTCATGAAAATGAGATCTATTCTCATCTGATGTGGGCGCTGGCAGGGGGGAGGGGTAAAACTCTGGCAGCAAAATCTTAAAGACCGCGCCCTCAGTCTTTTTTTTAAAAACGTCCAGAAAAAAAGGAAAAATGCGATGGCTCAGCGAGGCAGAAAATCTCTTGCCGCGACGTCGGCTGTCTCGCTGCCAGCATTGGCTGAAAGCAGGTTACAGCCGTCATTGCACCTCAGTGATCCCGAAATAAATGTCTGGGTCAGGCTCGTTAACGATAACCCGGCAAGCTCGTTTACCGAAACGCACCGCGACATGCTGGAAATGTATTGCAGGCACGTTGTGCAGGCCCGATTGCTTACCACGCAGATCGAAGATTTTGAGATGGAGTGGCTGTCCCGTGAAGACGGCCTTAAGCGATACGACAAGTTACTTACCATGCGAGAACGTGAAGTTCGTTCAGCATCCTCTCTGGCAACCCGACTAAGGATTACCCGGCAGGCAACGGCAGACCCGAAGACGGTCGGCCGCGCTAATAACAACCTCGCACGGGAGAAAAAGCCCTGGGAAATTGATTAAGGCTGTTACGGATGGCTAAAAAAATTCTGACGAGGGCGGAACGGAATATCGCCTGGTGTGAAAAGCACATCCTCATTCCTGAAGGTAAATATGTCGGTCAGCCTTTAAAAATGGCTGAGTTCATGAAAGACGACTTCAGAGCTATTTTCGACAACGAGCACGGCACGCGCCGGGCGATCATCAGCCGGGGGCGTAAAAACGCCAAAACTGTTGAAACAGCCATGTTGATGCTGCTTTATCTGGTAGGGCCGGAGGCAGCGCACAACTCGCAGCTCTATTCCGCCGCGCGCTCTCGTGATCAGGCGGCCATTCTGTTTAACCTGGCGTCGAAAATGTGCCGCATGAACCCTTCGCTCATGCAGTACGTAGCAATTAAGGACTCGGCGAAAGAAATTCACTGCCCGGATTTAGGCTCTTATTACCGCGCGCTGAGCGCCGAAGCCACCACGGCTTATGGGTTCTCGCCGCGTTTTGTGGCGCACGATGAGCTTGGGCAGGTGCGCGGACCCCGTGACCCACTGTATGAGGCGCTGGAAACTGCAACCGCAGCTCAGGATAACCCGATTTCTGTCATTATCAGCACACAGGCACCCGATGCGAGTGACCTGCTCAGCCTGCTGATTGACGATGGTCTTACCGGCGCTGACCCGCGGACGGTGGTCAGGTTGCAAACCGCGCCTGAAGATATCGACCCTTTCTCGGTTGAAGCGATAAGGCTGGCTAATCCGGCTTTTGATGTGTTCATGAACCAGAAAGAAGTGCTGGACATGGCCGCCAGCGCCAAACGCCTTCCGTCGCGCCAGGCTGAATTTGAAAACCTGGTGTTAAATCGGCGGGTTGAGGCAAAAAGTCCCTTTGTCAGCCAGACCGTCTGGCACATGAACAAAGAAGAACCTGACGATATCACCGGTAAAACGGTATGGGGCGGGCTTGACCTGTCGAGCGTATCGGACCTGACTGCGCTGATACTGACCACAGCGAAAGGTGACGTCCACAGCAAATTCTGGCTACCTGAAGAAGGCCTGGCGGATAAAGCGCGTAACGATCGGGTGCCCTATGACATCTGGGCACGGCAGGGATTTTTGAACACGACGCCAGGCAAGGCCATTGAATATGCCTTTATTGCGAGAGAACTTCGTAAAACCTTCGACACCTGCAATGTCCGGGCTATCGCCTTTGACCGCTACAACATGCGCTTCCTGCGCCCGCACCTGATTGATGCCGGTTTCACCGAGTCTGAGCTTGAACGATTCGTTGAGTTCGGGCAGGGCTTCGTATCGATGTCACCGGCCCTGCGCGAGCTGGAAACAAAACTTCTTGGCGCACAACTCAGACATGGTAATCACCCCATTCTGGAAATGTGCGCCAAAAATGCCACGGTCATTACCGACCCGGCGGGCAATCGAAAGTTTGTGAAAGGCAAGTCCAGTGGACGAATAGACGGCATGGTCGCGCTGGCGATGTCAGTCGGTGCGCAGAACAGCGATGAGGTAGAAGAACAGGGCGACGTTAACGATTTCATTTACAACTTTTTGAGCGTCTAACATGGCAGATACCGATTACAGCATTGACCTGCGAACGCGTTCGCCATTCTGGGCGCGTATGGCTTCCATCCTGACGGGTGGGCGGCTGGTATCGCCGGATAAAGGCTCGCAGATGGCGGGCACGTCAGCGCACGGCACCGTCGGCGAATCAGTCGTCACTGATGAGCGAAACATGCAGATCAGCACGGTCTGGGCCTGTATCCGGCTTATTTCGACAGTGACAGCCTCGCTGCCGCTGGATGTTTACGAAACCGTGAATGACCAGCGTCAAAAAGCGGATAACAGTAACCCACTGGCAAAGCTTCTCCGCTTCCGGCCAAATAATTTTATGACTGCGCTGGAGTTTCGCGAGGCCATGACCATGCAGTTGTGCGCCTACGGTAATGCGTATGCGCTGGTGGAGCGTAACAGCGTCGGCGATGTGATCAGCATGCTGCCGTTGATGAGCGCAAATATGGATGTCCGCCTCAGCGACAACGGCAAAAACGTTATCTATCGCTACCGTCGCGATACCGAATACGCGGATTTTAAGCCAAAAGAAATTTTTCACCTGAAGGGGTTTGGCTTTAACGGCCTGGTGGGCCTCTCGCCGCTGGCATTCAGCGCTAAATCTGCAGGTGTGGCTATTGCCATGGAAGATAACCAGCGGGAATTCTTCGCAAACGGCGCGAAATCGCCGCAGATTCTGATGACCGACGGCAAAGTGCTCACCAAAGAGCAGCGCGGTCAGCTTGAAGAAAACTTTAAAGAAATCGCTGGCGGACCGGTTCGAAAGCGCCTCTGGATACTGGAGAGCGGATTTACCACGCAACCCATCGGCGTATCACCGCAGGATGCGCAGATGCTTGAGGCGCGAAAGTTTCAGGTGGCCGAGCTGGCGCGCTTTTATGGCGTTCCGCCTCATCTGGTGGGAGACGTGGAGAAAACTACGTCATGGGGCAGCGGCATCGAACAGCAGAATCTCGGCTTTCTGCAGTACACCCTGAAGCCTTACCTCGATCGCTGGGAATACAGCATAGAACGCTGGCTGGTTAAGGAGGAAGATCAGGGACGCCTGCATGCGGAACACAACCTTGACGGACTGCTTCGCGGTGACTCAGCAAGCCGCGCCGCGTTTATGCAGGGCATGGTCAATACCGGCATTCGCACCATCAACGAAGTGCGTCGGCTGGATAATTTGCCGCCTCTTCCGGGTGGCGACGTGGCAACGCGTCAGTCACAGAACATACCCATTACCGACCTCGGCACAAACACTAAGCCCCGCACTGACGGGGCTTAATTTTTATGGGGGCTTCAATGCCTGAAATTAAGAAGACGCTGGCCTTTGACCAGTCGGAAATTAAGTTCGCGGGAGATGGCAGCCAAGGCATTTTTGAAGGTTATGCCTCGGTATTTAATAACATCGACTCAGACGGCGACATCATTTTGCCGGGCGCATTCAAAAATGTGCTGGCTAACCAGAGCCGCAAGGTAGCGATGTTTTTTAACCATCGCACCTATGAAATGCCGGTCGGGAAGTGGGAATCGCTGCAGGAGGATGAAAAGGGCCTGTATGTGCGAGGCCAGCTGACTCCGGGGCAAAGCGTTTCGGCCGATCTCAAAGCAGCAATGCAGCATGGAACTGTTGAGGGTATGTCGGTTGGCTTCTCGGTTACGAAAGATGATTACAGCGTCAGCCCTACGGGGATGATTTTCAAAAACATCTCTTATCTGCGCGAAATCAGCGTTTGCACCTTCCCGGCGAACGAGCTCGCTGGCGTGTCAGCCATGAAGAGTATCGAAACCATCAAATCAGTACGTGACGCGGAGGCCTGGCTGAGGGATTCAGTCGGGCTTTCTCGTTCTGAAGCGCAGGCGTTTATCGCCCGCGTTAAGTCCGCAGACCGAAGCGAGTTCGGTGGCGGCGACATTGACGCGCTTGCACAGCGCATAACTTCCTTTGCCGCTAACCTGCGGAATGCATAACGGAGCACTACATGTCTGAATTAGCCACCCTGGAAAAAGCGATCGAGAATTCACAGAAAGAAGTGAAACAGCTCATCGAAGAACAGCGTAAATCTATCAACGAAAACGGCAAGATTAATCAGCAGCTTCAGACTGATCTGGCAAAAGCACAGGACGAGCTGAAAGCGACCGGCACCCGCCTGTTCGATCTTGAACAGAAGCTGGCCGGTAACTCGCCGGAGCAGACCGCGCAGAAGTCCTTTGCTGAGCGTGTGTCCGAAGACCTTATCAAAGGCTGGAACGGTGACCGCGCTAAAGCGAAAGTCACCAGCTTTGACAAAGCTATTGGTTCAGGCGCGACTTCTGCTGGCGCGCTGGTTCAGCCGCAACAGAATCCGGGCATTCTGATGCCGGGGCTGCGCCGCCTGACAGTGCGTGACCTGCTGGCGCAGGGCCGTATTTCCAGTAATGCGCTGGAATATGTTCGCGAGAACGTGTTCACCAATGCCGCTGCACCAGTTGCTGAGGGCACCCTGAAGCCGGAAAGTAACATCACGTTCACCAAAGAAACGGCCAACGTGAAAACTATCGCGCATTGGATGCAGGCGTCTCGCCAGATCATGGACGATGCACCTGCGCTTCAGTCCTATATCAATTCCCGCATGATGTACGGCCTGGCGCTGGTGGAAGAAAACCAGATGCTGAACGGAGACGGCACCGGAGATAACCTGCAGGGCCTGAACGTAGTTGCTTCTGGTTACGAAACCACTCTGAACGCCACCGGCGATACCGGTGCCGATGTGCTGGCCCATGCGATCTACCAGGTGTCACTCAGCGAGTTCGAGGCGGATGGCATTATCCTCAACCCGGCTGACTGGCACCGTATCGCGCTGCTGAAGGATGCGAACGGCAATTATATCCTCGGCGGTCCGCAGGCCTTTGCGTCCAAGGTCCTCTGGGGGCTGCCGGTTGTATCGACCACGGCGCAGGCGGCGGGCAAGTTCACCGTAGGCGCTTTTGGTCTGGCTTCTCAGGTTTGGGACCGCATGGACGCCACTGTTGAGGTCAGCAACCAGGACCGCGACAACTTCGTTAAAAACATGCTGACCATTCTGTGCGAAGAGCGCCTGGCTCTGGCGCATTACCGTCCGGCTGCGATCGTTACCGGCGATATCGCTGTTTCCACTGGCGCGTAACTGAAGGGCGCGGTCAGCAATGGCCGCGTGTTCTGATATGAAAATTAAAGCCCTGCGTATGTTTTCTCATTATCACCTTGGCACCGTCTCACAGGGTGAGGTGAAGGTTGTGAAAAAAGAAATCGGCGAGGCGCTGGTGGGTATGAGCCTGGCTGAAGTTGTCGCAGATGAATCAACTGATGATTCGACCTCTAAACCCGCAAAGAAAGGGGGCAAAAGTGGAAATAAGCCCGGCGCAGATGGTGCTGATAAAGAAGCATCTGAGAGTTGATCACGACGACGAGGACGATCTGATTAAAGGCTACGCCGAATCATCAGTCGATTACGTCGAAAATTATTGTGATGGCTCGCTTGTCACTGAGCTGACGCCTACTGCTGAAGATCAAGAGCCTCCTCGGGAGGTTCTTTTTTCTCCCGGCATCTGGCAGGCAATGCTCCTTCTTATCGGTCACTACTACGCCAGTCGTGAAGCGGTCGGGGAAAGCCAGGCGGAAATTCCTTTGGGAGTGGAGGCGCTGTTGTACCGACACCGCAAGTGGCACTAATGGCTTGCTCAGGATGCCAAAAGCGCCGCGAATGGCTAAAAAAATGGATGGCGATTGCCCATGAAAGAGTTACAGGTAAGTCTGCTGGCGACGACGCTGGAAAAACTGGCCGAGAGCTTTCATCAGGTGGCCGAGGGGATGAGGGATCAGACAGCAGCAATAAATCGCCTAGCTGAATCCAATGAGACCTTGTCAGCGCTGATTTACCAGTCAATGGCTGCGGAGGATGAAGAGGATACTATGCCGCAGGCAACCTATCTCAGCGGCAAGCCAAAGGGGTAGTCATCATGCAGGCTGGAAAACTCCGTCACCGCATAACGCTTCAGAAGCCTGTAAAAACTCAGAGCCCGGCGACAGGCGCTGTTATCAACACATGGGCGGACGTGGCAACGCTATGGGCTGATGTTACCGATGTGTCAGTACGCGAGTTCGTAGCAGCCCAGGCTGGTCAGAGTGAGGTCACAGCGCGCATCACCATTCGTTACCGCGATGATGTGACCAATAAAAACCGGATCATTTACCGTGGCCGAATTTATAACATCCATGGCGTTCTGGCGGATGACAAAAGCGGGGTGGAATATCTCACCCTGCCATGTTCTCAGGGGGTAAACGATGGCTGATGGCGTTGATTTCACTCTGACCGGGCTTGATTCGCTACTGGGTAAACTGGATGAGATAAGCAACGATTTACGCCGCAAGGGGGGGCGAGCAGCGCTACGACGCGCCGGTAACGTCATTGTTAATAAGGCAAAAGCCAATGCGCAGCGCCTGGACGACCCGGCAACCGGGCGCAGCATCGCCGATAACGTTGCTATTCGCTGGAATGGCCGACTGTTTAAACAGACCGGGGATCTTGGCTTTCGCGTCGGGGTTTTGCATGGTGCGGTTCTGAAAAAACATCCTGATAAAGCTTTAAACGCACCGACGCCGCACTGGCGTCTGCTGGAATTCGGCACCGAAAATATGCGGGCTCAGCCGTTTATGCGTCCTGCTGCAGAAAGCAGTATAGGGGAGGTAGTAAACACCTTCACTCAGGAGTATGGACAGGCGATTGACCGGGCGATTGAGCGCGCCAGAAAGAAAGGGGTGTCACCATGATCGCACCAATTTTCGCCGTATGCGCAGCCAGTCAGCAGGTAAACAGCCTGATTGGCGGAGAAACGCTACGGCTGTACCCGTTCGGCATGCAGGACGATAACGTTATCTACCCCTACGTCGTATGGCAGAACGTCAGCGGCGAACCAGAAAACTATCTGGCGCAGCGGCCAGACGCTGACAGCTTTACGCTTCAGGTAGATGCCTATGCTGACACGCCAGATGAAGTTATCGCCGTGGCCGCAGCGCTTCGCGACGCTATTGAACCTCACGCTTACATAAGCCGCTGGGGGAATCAGGAGTTAGATGGCGAAACCAAACGCTACCGCTATTCATTCGACGTTGACTGGATAGTCACCCGCTGACCCAACACATTACCCACCGGCCTCGAGCCGGTTTTTTTATAACCGGAGATAACCCATGTCTGTATTGACTCAAGGCACGCAGCTTTACGTGCTCGCAAAAGGCGCGGTGAGCGAAGTGGAATGCATCACTGCGTTTTCCCCCGGCAGCAATCCGGCTGACCAGATTGAAGACACCTGTCTTTCTGAGAAAACCGATCGCACCTATAAGCGCGGCCTGCGAACGCCTGGACAGGCATCGCTGACGCTGAACGCCGATCCCAAAAATACCAGCCACATCATGCTCTATAACCTGTCCATTTCAGATGATGAAGCCGATCAGGACCTCACCTTTGCGATTGGCTGGGCTGATGGTGAAGAGGCACCTACTGCCGCTGCAAATGGCGCAGCAGGTGCTGTTGATGGTCTGGTACTTCCTGACAGTCGCACCTGGTTTGTTTTTAAGGGCTATGTGTCCGACTTCCCGTTTGATTTCGCAGCTAACACCGTTGTGTCTTCATCCGCCTCTATTCAGCGTTCCGGCGCGGCTGTATGGGTGCCAAAAGCGGCTTCTGGCTCGTAATAATATCGGGGCGCTGCCCCGAATTTTCTGAGAATAACCAATGAAACTGACTCTCGAATCACTGAAAAACGCCGGTGCTTTTACGGGCCGTCCGGTTGAAAAAGAAATCACCTGGAAGCAGGGCGATAAAGAGTTTACTGCCACAGTCTATGTTCGTCCGATGGGTTATCACACCGCTACTTCGGATGTGCTGGCAATGGGCGGGAAAGTTGACGGCGTGGCCGGGCGCATTGCGGCCTCTGTCTGCGATGAGCACGGCAAGCCCGTGTTTACCCCGGCAGATATTACCGGTGAAGCCGATCAGGATCGTGGCGCGCTGGATGGCGCTCTTACTGTTGCGCTGCTGGTTGCCATTCAGGAAGTTAATGACCTGGGAAAGAGTACGAGCTCAGCGCCGAAGACGAGTTCTGGTGCGAACTCGTCCTCAACGGAATCGGCGGACGCACAATCGCAGAAGCGCGGGAAGCGATCAGCCTCAAAGAGTTCCAGCTCTGGGCAAAATACCGGGAAAAATACGGCAGCCTGAACCCGATGATGAGTTTCGAATGGGGATCGGGTGTTGTGGCCAGCACAATCGCAAACGTGAACCGCGACCCCAAAAGCCCGCCTTTCAGCCCAACCGATTTCACTCTTCATTTTACTAAAGTTACTGCTGCCAACGAGCCTGTCTCTCTTGAGGAGGCGATGAGCAGCTGGGTATAACTGCCGCCAACGGAGAGTTTATGGCTTCCAAATCACTGGGGACGCTGACAATTGACCTCGTCGCCAAAGTGGGCGGTTTTACGTCAGGTATGGATAAAGCGCAGCGCGCTTCTGACAAGTGGGCAAAGCAGGTACAGAAAGACGCTGCGACCACGTCAGCCGCCATACTGTCCGTGGGCGGAGCGCTGCAGGCGGCTGCGCTCACCGCTGGCACCGCCGGGTTTGCACTCCTGAAAACGACTGCCGATCAGGTAAATTCTACTGACCAGTGGGCAAAGTCACTGAAGATGTCCACGCAGGAGCTATTGGCCTGGCAGTTTGCAGCTGAAAAAGCCGGGGTCGCTGGCGACAACATGGCTGACATCTTCAAAGACCTCAGCGACAAAATTGGTGATGCCGTCCTGAATAAATCAGGCGAGGCGGTTGATGCCCTGAACGCGCTGGGCCTATCCGCAGAAAAACTGTCAAAGGTCTCGCCGGATAAGCAGATGCTGGCTATTGGCGAGGCGTTAGGGAAAATCAGCACTAACGCCGCCAAGGTCAATATTCTGGAGAGCCTTGGCAATGACCTGTCGAAGTTGCTACCGCTTTTCGATAATAACAATGCAAAGCTGAACCAGTTTATTCAGCTGGCGAAAGACTATGGCGTTGCACCTGACCCGCAGTCTATCGATGACCTGGTAAAGGTAAACAGCCTGTTTCAGGACATGGAGGCGCAGGTCAAAGGCCTGAAGATGGAAATTGCGGCTGGTCTCGCGCACGTAGACCTGAGCCCGCTGAATAATTCTCTCTCCGAAATTCACAATGTGTTGACCGATCCGGCCGTTCTTCAGGGACTGGCCGATCTGGTAAGCGAAGTTGCCCAACTGGCTGGATGGCTTATCAAAGCTGCTGCCGGGGCGGGGCAACTTGCCACTTCATCCGGTAACCGCATGGCGGCTATGGGCAACCGGATTGATATGAACAACCCGGACCAGATTCAGGCCAGAATTGACTGGCTGAATAAAACTCAGGAAGGACGCTCTGGCGGCATGTACGGGGGAAGTCAGACTTTTCTGGGCTGGCTTTCAGGGAAAGACGACAGCGTTAAAGCCGTGTCGGATGAGATCGCTACCCTTAACAGCCGCCTGACTGAGCTGAAAAAGAAATCAAAGGCTCTGGACATTCCGTCTAGCGTCACTCCAGGCACCGTATCTTCTCTTGTTAGTTTTGGTCTTGCCCCCGGCGAAACCAACGGAAAGCCCACCAAGCCCAAAAAAGATACCGAAGCTGCAAAAATAGAGTCGGCCTTCAAGGCAACTGAGCGCAGCTACATGCGTCAGATTGAGCTTATCGACACGACTGGCAAGAAAGTAACGATTGTTACCGAGCAGCAAAAGCTTCAGTTCGATATTGCGGACGGCAAGCTGCAGGGCCTCAACGAAACGCAGAAGAAGCGACTTGAATATCTGGCGCAGGAAGTTGACCGCCTTAACGCGGTTAAAAAAGCCAACGAGGAAAATGCCAAAGTGGCGGCGTTCGTTGCCAATCTGCAGGCGCAGAACAGTAATGCGCAATCCTCGCTCAATATTGACGTTCAGGGGGCCGGGCTCGGTGATAAAGCGCGCCAGCGCATGAAAGAGCGGCTGAACATTGAGCGCGAATACCTCGATCAGCAACGTGACCTGCAAACACAGTATCAGTCCGGCGACATCACCAGATCGGTATATGACCGTGAAACGCAAGCTCTGCGGGACGCGCAGGCAGAGCGACTGCGCATTCAAGAGAACTATTATCAACAGCTGGATTCCCTCCAGGCTGACTGGGTAGCAGGTGCCCAGGATGGATTTGCTGACTGGTTTGATGAAATCAGCGACGTGTCAGGAACCGTTTCCGATGGCGTTGAATCTTCCCTAGATGGCGTTTTCAGTAACGTTACGTCAATGCTTGAAGGCAACAAGGTTAGCTGGAAATCATGGGGAATCTCGGTTCTGCAGATCATTGAGAAGGTCGCGCTTCAGATGGCGGTGGTCAGTGCGATGGGAGGTGGCTCATCATCAGGAGGAATATTTAGCACCCTCGCATCAGGTATCGCTGGCTACTTTGGCGGCAGCAGCAGCGCAGCAGCATCCAGCTCAAGCGCATTTTCATCCGGCGCATACAACAACCTGACGTTAAACGCGAATGGTGGCGTATATGATTCTCACGACCTGAGTCAGTACAGCGGTTCTGTTGTCAGCTCTCCAACGTTGTTCGCGTTTGCCAAAGGCGCAGGATTAATGGGTGAAGCTGGACCGGAAGCGATCATGCCCCTGACGCGAGCTGCTGATGGCTCGCTTGGCGTACGGGCGCTGGGTACCGGTAATGCAGCACCATCAGGCAGTGGGGCACCACAGGTTTATATCACTATCGACAGCAACGGCAATACGTCCACACAGTCATCTTCAGGATGGGAGCAGTTTGGTTCAGAAATCGGGAACTTTGTGGACCAGCGTTATAAGAAAAACATGATGCGTGATATCCGGCCTGGGGGAGATATCTGGAATGCGATGAAAGGACGTTAATTATGGCAATTGAAGTATTTACCTGGTGCGCCCGTATAAATGCTGCTGGTGAAGCAAAATTCAGTACCAGAAAAGTACAGTTTGGCGATGGTTATACGCAGGTATCAGGTAATGGTATTAACCCACGTACGCAGAGCTGGGATCTAACTTTTACCGGCAATGAAACGATGATCAGAGCGATAAAACAATTCCTCGACAACCATCAGGGCGTTCGATCCTTTCAGTGGCAACCTCCGCTGGAAGAGGTAGGCCTTTACCGCTGCGATAATTATAAGCCGGTAGCGTTGGGAGCCGGTTTATTTGAACTAACCGCAACTTTTGAGCAGGCGTTTAAACCATGAGTCTGAGCAGCGATTATCAGAAGCTGGAGCCGGGTAACGTTGTGCGGCTTTATGAAGTGGATGGTACCGCCTTCGGAACGGGCGAAGTGCTACGTTTTCACTCCTATAACATCCCTCACACCGAGGCGGAAATAATTTCTGCTGATGGAGATGAATCCAAATTGCCGGCTAAATCTATCTGGTGGCAGGGCAAGGAGTATTCAGCCTGGCCTTGCAAGATCGAGGGGATGGAGTCCTCAACTACCGGCAGTGCCTCACAGCCGAAACTGACCGTAGCAAACCTAGATGGCTCCATCACCGCGCTCTGCCTGGCATATGACGACATGCTTCAGGCAAAAGTATCTATTCACGACACGCTGGCGAAGTATCTTGATGCGCGAAACTTCGAAGGTGGTAATTCGTCCGCCGATCCGACGCAGGAAAAGCTGAAAGTATTCTATATCGACAGCAAAAGCACGGAAACAAAGACCCAGGTGGAATTCACACTCAGCAGCCCAATGGACCTGCAGGGGCTGATGATACCGACACGCCAGCTTCACTCTCTTTGCACGTGGTGCATTCGCGGGAAATATCGCTCAGGTGATGGGTGTGATTATGCTGGCACGCGGTACTTCGACAAATTCAACAATCCTGTGGACGATCCATCACTGGATGAATGCAGCGGAACTTTGACTGGTTGCAAGCTGCGATTCGGTGAAAACGAAGAGCTTTCGTTCGGAGGTTTCCCCGGCACGTCACTCATTCGGAGTTGATATGCGGCAAAAAACAATTGCGGCTCTGTTAGCGCACGCAGAGTCCGAGTATCCGCGCGAATGTTGTGGCGTTGTGGCGCAGAAAAGCCGCGTTGAACGTTATTTCCCATGCCGAAATCTGGCATCTGAGCCAGCAGAGCAATTTCACCTGTCTCCAGAGGATTATGCAGCGGCGGAGGAATGGGGCACGGTCATTGCCATTGCTCACAGCCATCCCGACGCTACAACACGTCCAAGCCCGCTTGACGAAGCCATGTGTGACGCCAGCGGCGTACCGTGGCATATAGTCAGTTGGCCGGAGGGCGATCTCCGTACTATTCAGCCGCGCGATGAGCTGCCACTTATTGGCCGGCCGTTTGTGCTCGGACACAGTGACTGCTGGGGGCTGGTTATGAGTTATTTCCGGCAAGAGCACGGCATTGAGCTTCAGGATTATCGTGTTGATTATCCGTGGTGGGAAGACGATCACACCGACAATTTTTATCATGACTGCTGGTATGAATGTGGCTTCCGGGAATTTACCGGGCCGCCGCAGGAAGGCGACCTGATCATCATGCAGGTACAGTCGAACAAGTGGAATCATGCTGGCGTGCTGCTGGAAGGCAACATGATGCTTCATCACCTTTTTGGCCGCGTCAGTAACCGCATCCCCTACGGTGGTTACTGGCAAGAAAGGACCATGAAAGTGCTCAGGCACAAAGATTGTTTCTGACGAGTGTGGACTTGAAGCACCTTTCGCCTACTCCATGCTAGGATCTAGTCCACTATTACTTATGGGGAAAGGGAATGAAAAAGTTAACTTTAATGCTGGCGGCTATTTCGCTGGCGGGATGCGCAACACAGGCGATTTTGCCCAGCAAGGCCAAGCCGGTTCCAGTTGATCGTATCTATCAATACCAAAACAGAACTGACCAGAACAATTCTACGCTCATTGTGGTTAGAGATAGTGGAATGGTGGGAAGCGCATGTTATGCAACCATTTATATCAATGGGGGCCGAGTAGCCAAACTGGAAACGCAAGAAAAAGCTACATTCTTTCTTCCTTCTGGTGAATGGTCTATAGGAACAAATCTCGAAGGAAGGGGCTTATGTAGCGCCCCGAACGACAGGCAAGAACGATATATATCTCTGAAAAATGGAGAGAGTAAATCAGTGAGAATTTTCACGGATGGTAGCGGTAATATGGATATTAAGCCAACTACGCTTAATTAAGCCATACTGGTTTAACCTATCTAATTCATAAACCCGACAAATTTGTCGGGTTTTATTTTGGGGGATTTATGCAAGAAGTAATGACAAGAATTGAGCTTGGCGGGGTTTTGGGTAAAGCATTCGGCAAGGTTCATTACCGGCAAATTACTAAAGCCAGCGAGGCGGCAAGGGCGCTATCAGCCACTATTCCTGGATTTGAAAAGTATATGCTCAATAGTAAAAAGCGTGGGCTCACATTTGCAGTGTTTAAGGGAAAGAAAAATATAGGTAAGGATGATTTAGGATATCCAGTTAATGGAGAGATTGTCAGATTTATGCCTGTAATTATCGGCAGTAAGAGATCTGGAGCTTTACAGACTATTTTGGGTGCAGTCATTATCGCAGTTGGCGTCGTACTTAATTTCACTCCTTTTGCGGCAGCTTCGCCATTTTTGTATCAAATAGGCGGGGCGATGGCACTTGGTGGAGTAATCCAAATGCTCTCTCCACAAACTCCGGGGATTGCGAGCAAGCAAGATGCTGACAACAAGGCATCTTATGCCTTTGGCAGCCCAACCAATACGGCGGCTCAGGGCTACCCTGTTCCACTGCTTTATGGCCAGCGCCGTATCGGTGGAGCAATCATCTCTGCCGGTATCTATGTTGAAGATCAGCAATAACCTAATTTAATTCCCACCACTCTTAAGAGCGCTCAGGCGCTCTTTTTTTATGGGCGCAATATGGCTACAGCTAACGTTATCAAAGGCCGCAAAGGCGGTTCATCAGAAAACCGCACGCCTACCGAACAGCCAGATGACCTTCAATCCGTAGCAAAAGCAAAAATTCTCCTGGCGTTGGGTGAAGGCGAATTTTATGGCGGCCTGTCTGGCAGGCAAATTTTTTTGGACGGAACCGCACTTGAAAATGATGACGGCTCGCAGAATTTTAGCGGCGTTGCGTGGGAGTTTCGTGCTGGCACACAAGCGCAGAATTACATTCAGGGCATCCCCGGAACTGAAAATGAAATATCGGTAGGGACTGATATTTCAAGCTCAACCGCGTGGATTCATACCTTCACCAATACGCAACTGTCAGCTATCCGCCTACGCCTAAAGTGGCCGGCGCTGTTCAGGCAGGAAGACGATGGCGATCTCGTAGGTTACAGCATTAACTATGCGGTAGACCTACAGACCAACGGCGGAACCTGGACGACCGTGCTGAACACGGCTGTTACCGGAAAAACCACCACGGGATACGAGCGCAGTCTCCGCATTGACTTGCCCCAGGCTGGCAGCACCTGGACTATACGCGTTCGCAAAGTAACTCAGGATGCAAATAGTGCAAAAATTGGCGACACCATGACCCTGCAGAGCTATACCGAGGTCATTGATGCAAAGCTGCGCTACCCAAATACAGCGCTTCTTTATATCGAGTTCGACTCCAGCCAGTTCAACGGCAGTATCCCGCAGATCACGTGCGAGCCAAAAGGTCGTGTAATCCGCGTTCCTGATAACTATGACCCGGTAACGCGCGCTTACACCGGTACATGGCAAGGCACATTCAAATGGGCATGGACAGATAATCCGGCGTGGATATTTTACGATCTGGTTGTTACTGAACGGTTCGGGCTGGGCGACCGCCTCACCGCTGCCAACATCGACAAATGGACCCTGTACCAGGTAGCGCAGTATTGCGATCAGCTTGTGCCTGACGGGAAAGGCGGAAATGGAACCGAGCCGCGCTATAAGTGCGACGTTTACGTGCAGACCCGCAATGATGCTTACACCGTAATGCGTGACTTCGCGGCCATTTTCCGGGGCATGACATACTGGGGCGGAGATCAGATAGTTGCGCTGGCCGATATGCCGCGTGATGTCGATTACAACTTTACAAATGCCAACGTAGTGGATGGTGATTTTGCATATTCAAGCAGCACTACCAAAACGCGCTACACCTCTGCGCTGGTTTCGTACTCGGACCCTGATAACGGCTATGCCGATGCCATAGAGCCTGTATTCGAAAGGGACCTGGTGTCACGCTACAAGGTCTATAACCAACTGGAAGTAACGGCGATTGGGTGTACCCGGCAGTCAGAAGCAAACCGAAAAGGACGCTGGGGAATCCTCACCAATAACAAGGACCGAGTAGTTGCCTTTTCGGTTGGTCTGGATGGTGATATCCCGATGCCTGGCTATGTTATTGCAGTCGCTGATGAATACCTTTCTGGTCGTGTTGCGGGTGGCCGCATCAGTTCTGTTAATGGTCGGGTTATCACACTGGATCGCGCGCCGGATGCGAAAGACGGCGATCGCCTGCAGGTGAACCTACCCGGCGGGATTTCACAGGCCAGAACCATAGAGAGCCTGAATGGTAATATTGTGACAGTCACGACCGCTTTCTCGCAGACGCCAGAGCCGGAAAGCGTTTGGGTGGTAGAATCATCAGAACTATACGCTCAGCAGTATCGTGTCACTTCTGTTGCTGAAAACGATAATGGCACCTTTACCATTACCGCCGCGGCACACGATCCGGATAAATATGCCCGCATCGATACCGGCGCGGTGATTGATGAGCGGCCAGTCAGCGTAATTCCTCCGGGCAATCAAGCTGCACCTTCAAACATTGTCATCGACTCTTACTCTGTTGTGCAACAAGGCATCAGCCTGGAGACGATGCGCGTGCAATGGAGCGCGGTAGCGAACGCTATCAGCTACGAGGCTCAATGGCGCCGTAACGATGGCAACTGGGTAAACGTGCCCCGCAGCTCAACCACATCATTCGAGGTTCCGAGCATTTATGCTGGCCGCTATCTGGTGCGCGTCAGAGCAATTAACGCCGCCGAGATTTCATCTGGCTGGGGTTATTCTCAGGAGAAAACGCTAACTGGCAAGGTAGGCAACCCACCGAAACCTGTTGGGTTAACAGCAACCAGTATTAACTGGGGAATTGTCATCAAGTGGGGCTTCCCTGAAGGTACTGAGGACTCATTAAAAACCGTCCTGCAATACAGTGCCACAGCTACCGGTGATAACCCGATGCTGCTTACCGACGTAGCTTATCCGCAGCATGAGTATACGCAGATGGGGTTACGAGCAGGGCAGGAGTTTTTCTACCGCGCGCAACTGGTAGATAAAACCGGGAATGAGTCAGGCTGGACGGACTGGGTAAGAGGATATTCAAACGATAACGCGGATGATTATCTGGGTGATATTGTTGACCAGGTGCTGGAAACAGATGCAGGCAAGCAGCTCGTTTCGAAGGTAGACACCGGCATCGAGGCGATGCTACAGAACGCACTTAACCTGGACGCCATTGTTGATCATCAGATGGCAGAAGCAGGGCAGAACCGCGCTGATATTCTTACGGTGAAGCAGACCATTGCAACAAATGACATGGCGTATGCGCAGAAATTCGAGCAGGTTCAGGCTAGTGTAGGGGACAATACAGTAGCTATTCAACAGACGTCTACCGCGCTGGCCGACACGAACGGCAAGCTCTCAGCGCAATATTCTGTGAAGGTTGCAGTGGACAGTAACGGCCGTCAGTATGCAGCAGGAATGGGTATCGGGGTGGAAAACACCCCAACTGGAATGCAGACGCAGGTGCTTTTCCTGGCTGACAGATTTGCGATCATGTCGGCCGCAGGAAATAACTTCTACTCTCCATTTGCCGTTCAGAACGGGCAAGTTTTCATCAATCAGGCGTTTATTGCTGACGGTACAATTACCAATGCCAAAATCGGCGATTACATCCAGTCTAATAACTATGCTGCCCGAAGCGCAGGCTGGCGTCTGGATAAAGGCGGGGGATTGGAAATTAACAGTAATAATGGCGTTGGTGGTGGTTCTGTTTTCAATGCGGATGGCTTAGCAGTATATGATACAAGCGGCGTAGAGCGCTTCAAGGCGGGGAAATTAAACTGATGGCGGATATTTACGGAGTGAGAATCACGCCAGATGATGGCGGAAAGCAAATAATACTCGACGCCTCAATGCGGTACGCATCTTATCTCGGCAGCGCATCAATGATGGCAAACGCAGGCTCTGCTGGCGGTTTTAAGCAGCAGCCTGCGGGCAGCCGGGCGCTGATTGTGCCGCGTAATCTGGTGAGGGTTTATGAGGGAACAAACCCGGCAGGGCCGCCGATGACCTATATCAAAAGTCTGTCATTTGACGGAAGCTCATTAATCTATAGCGCGAAATATATTAGCCCCAATGGAAATACACCATCTGCAGTTGAGGCCGGGTATGCAGACGTTTTTTCTGTGTCTTATGCAGCTAACCCCGCCGTTCAGTATGGAGTTCGAATCACCAATGGCTCCAACTTTATGGAAATAGGGGATGTTTCATATCTGGGATTTGTGACATACAGGGCAACAATAAATATCAGCGGCGAATGGGCAATTCCCTCTGACGTGCTGAACCTTGGGAATTATATCGTTTTTGCCAGATGGTCAAATACAGATACGCCGCTTTACCTTGACAGGGCAACCAATGCCATAAGGACATATACCTCGTTTGGCAGTATTGACGGTTCGGTGCAGGGCGGCTCGGTAAGCAATGTTCAGATTGTCATTGTTTCCTGTGGTTTCTCGCCATCGCTTCCTGTTTCGGGCTACGGCATGGTTATCAGGAATGCCTCTAACCAGGTAACCTACTCCAGTAAATACCCGCCCGTCATGTGGACCGATGCTTATTATGACATGGGCGCTTATGAAAATTTCGACGGCTCGACTGGCGAAGTTCTTTCATGGGTAAATCCGACCGGTTCTGTTTCGCAGCCGATGGTGCCTTTATGCAGCCTCGGCGTACAGAGGGGCGATTACTCAAGGAACAACAGCACTTACAGCTTCAGGAAATGCCTTGAGTCCGGCATGAAAATGAACGGCAACGCAATTTCCACAGCCCGGGCCAAATCTACGGGCAGGGAAATTGCAGTGTACCAGTACCCAAAGGCTGTTCAGGCGGCCTGCCAGCTTCCGTGCATTGAAGCCAGCTACTACTTCTGATTTAGCCCATAAATGAATATAACCCGGCCATCGTGCCGGGTTTTTTATTACCCGGAGAAAATTATGCCAGCAGGCACTATCACACTCACGAATAATTCGACCTCAGTTACCGGGTCAGGCACAAGCTTCACCACAGAGTTAAAGGCGAATGACTTTATTGTCGCTATCGTCGGCGGCGTGACATATACGCTTGGCGTTAAGTCTGTAGATTCAGCAACCGGCGTAACGCTCATCACAGCTTATAACGGATCGACTGCTTCCGGGATTGCGTGGACAGCAGTCCCGAATGCAGCGCTTGTGGGAATTACCGCTCAGGTGGCCGCTGATGTTGCTAAAGCTATTCGCGGATTAAACCTGGATAAAGCGAACTGGCAGCAGGTTTTTAGCGCTTTGGGTAATATTACGGTGACGCTTCCGGATGGCAATCAGTTCACCGGACCTTCCTGGCCTTCCGTAATTAGCTCAATAAATAGCAAGGCTTCCTCAGGGTCAAACGGTGACATAACTGCTCTTAACGGGATTGTAAACACACTTGAGATTGTGGGGCCAGCTAACCCATCAGGCTCCTCAGGTTCATACAATAACTCTCCATCTTTCAGAGCCACCATTAAAGGTCGGGGGGCTAACTCATCTACTAAAGGTGGATTTGCGGCGTTAAGTTGTGGAGAGGCAATTGGTGCATCAGGTGGAAATGGGGTGTATGGGCTTATCACCCTGGACTGGGCGGGTTACGGCTCTAAATACTGGAACTTTTACGTTTCTGGTAACGCCAATGCCCCTGGATCATGGGTTAATGGATCGGATGAAAGGCACAAAAGTAATATCGAATGCGTGAAGAACCCTCTCACTGCGGTTCTTTCATGGCGTGGTTGTACTTACGATAAGCTGGACGGAGATTCTGAGGTAGGTCTAATCGCCCAGGACGTAGAGTCATTCTGCCCTAAAGCGGTAATCAATATTGGTCGTAGAGAGTTTTCGGACGGAAAAGTTATTGAAGACTTCAAGTCACTCAATACAGCAGGCGTCGCCGCCGCTTACCATACCGAAGCGATCAAGGCGCTTTTCAGCCTGGTAGAATTAGCTCTGACTGAGCCGGACACTGCTCTGAAGCACATTGACGAAATCAAAGCCACAATACTGACTCCCGGCGCGTGATAAAAAAGCCCCGGCGACGGGGCAGACACGTACCGCGCCCATCTGAGCAGGCTGCGGAGTGGGTGACTACAGTTTAGTCATTTTTGGCACTGAAAAAAAAGCCCGCTGCGAGCGGGCCAACCAGCTATTTACACGTTGTCGTTATAGGTACGCTGCAATTGCAGTCTTTAGAGATTAACGGCAGCAAAGCCTGAAAATTTAGCACAGACATAAAAAAAGCCCGCGCGAAGGCGGGCAGATGGAGTTTTTTAAATTTCTTATAACGTGCCTGAACACTGTGCCGTGTCCATGAGTCTTAATAAATCATCTGAATAAAAAAGCCATAGGCCATCATAAATTCAGACTTGAGCGATTTGGTTTAATAAAGGATGCGATAGTTTTGACTTGGGTTCAGGCCGGCACTCTTATAATTATTTAACCAAAATGGCTAATTAATTAGCAACCTCAAGGGTTAAGGGCAGACGTTGACATCCGGCGCGGACTAATCCGAGCTTACAGCAAGTTAGCGGAAATACCACTATCTTCTGAGGGTTCCTGCTTCGACGGATGGCGCAATATATCCACTCCTCCACAGGCAATCACGGCATGCCCTGCCGCTAAAATTTTCTTAGCTCTTAATAAGCCATAAGGTGTGTAAGTGCTTTCATCTTGGGCTGGTTTAAAATTGTCATCCCGCTCATGCACTGTCACTAACTCTCCGCCATTCCAAGATAATTTGTAATCAAGTTGACGTTTCAATTCATAGGTATCGTTTACTGCGGCAGCTTTTTTGTGTTTAGAACGCTTAGGAAGCGAAGTTGCATGCTCAAGATTTTCAATCACGACAATTGCGTGGTTTTTGCTGAGTGCCGTTGAAATCTTGTGAAAATGGTCTTTACGCATATTAGATATGCGATTCAACAAACGGTTTACTTTATGTCTCTGTTTTACCCAGTTAGAGCTAAACTTTTTCTTCCTGCGCAGACATCTGATGCTTTTCTCAAGAGACTTTTCCATTTTCGGTAAAGATGCTTGAGACAAAAAATCCGTGCCTCCAGAAGTGGTGATACATTCAATATTGCAGGTATTCAGTCCAATCATCGAAGACTGCTGCGGTGCTGGTGTATCAACCTCGGATTCAGTCTGTAAACTGACATACCATTTATCCAGCTTCATAGAAACTGTGACGTTTTTGATTACTCCAGTAATGTTGCGGCTTTTCCTGTAACGCACCCATCCCAGTTTAGGCAACTGAATTCTTTCATTGCCTTCATCGAGTTTTACGCGCTGAGTCGGATAACGGAAAGCATCATTTTTCCCTTTCTTTTTGGGAGAAGGGAAGGTTGCTCTTCTTGCGAAAAGATTATTGAATGCTTTATCAAGGTCCTTCAGTGATTGTTGAAGAATTTGTGAAGGCGCATTGCTTAACCATGACATTTCTTCCTGGTCTTTCCATTCAACAAGCCAAGATGCCATTTTGTTGTAAGGAATGTACCGATCACCGTTTCTCCAAATGCCGCTTTGCATAGTCAAGGCGCGATTGTAGACAAAACGACAAGCACCAGCGAACGACTTCATAGAAGCAATCTGTTCGGGGTTTGGTTTCAGCTGAAACTTAAAAGCTTGGCGTCTTATCATTTGGAGTACAATTAATCTAAGGTTGAGGTTTGTTCGAGTACCCGGCTATTTCACCAGTAAACACACTGCGTTAGCAATGCTTTTACGGTTGAAACAATAAAGCTCCCCGAAAAGCGGGGAGCCTTGAACGATTAGCCCTGCAGCAGAGACAGAACCTGCTGCGGAACCTGGTTAGCTTTCGCCAACACGGAGTTACCAGCCTGCTGGATGATCTGTGCTTTAGACATGTTTGAAACTTCGGTCGCGTAGTCAGCATCCTGAATACGAGACTGTGCTTCAGACAGGTTAGTCGTGGTGTTGTTCAGGTTAGTGATAGCAGAGTCCAGACGGTTCTGCACCGCACCCAGGCTTGAACGGAAGGTATCAACTGATGCGATAGCCTTGTCCAGCAGAGCCAGCGGGTTAGCGGTTGCTGCTCCTTCAAATTCTGCAGTTGCTGGTACAGCAGCAGCAGTTTCATCAGTGCCCGTAGTAGTTGGATCGTCCGCTACAGCCGCTTTGTCGCTCAGTTGGATAGTTACGGCGTTAGTAGAGGCGGCGGTAGTCTGGTCAGCAGCTACAGAACTTCCGGTATCTGTTAATGAAGCAGATGATGCTGCATAGTTTTTACCCTGGAAAGTTACATAAGATGCAGTATTACCGTCTTTGTCAGTTGAAACTTTTACAAGTTGACCTGCTTGTGTAGCAGTCGCGGTAAGACCATTTGCCGGATCGGTATATTTAACATCGGCTTTGTTAAGAACAACTTTACCTGAAGTACGGTCTACTGAAGCAGCATAGAAATCGCTTCCAGACTGTACGACATAGTTTTTAGTTGCGTTACCGTTTTTATCTTCTACGTTATGCAGAGTAATAGACTTGGCATCGACGCCCAAATCTTTAGCAGCGCTTGACAAATCAACACTTACAGGCGCTGCATCGGCTGCACCATTAACCTGAGTAATGGCATCGCTGGTTTTCAGAGCGTTTTTAGAGACGCTGAAACCGCTCAGGCCTAAAGTAGATGAGTCAATTTTCTTCAGGTCGATGTCGATGGTCTGGCCATCGTTAGCGCCAACCTGGATAGACATTTTGCCGTCTTTAGCCAGTACGTTCACGCCGTTGAACTGAGTCTGACCTGATACGCGGTCAATTTCGTCCAGACGAGATTTGATTTCGTCCTGGATTGATGACAGGTCGGAGTCAGAGTTGGTGCCGTTCTGTGCCTGTACGGTCAGTTCACGTACACGCTGCAGGTTGTTGTTGATTTCTGACAGCGCGCCTTCAGTAGTCTG